GCTTTGCCTGCACTCATTACAGAATCAATACCACGCTCTGTTGCGTTTGGGCTGAATGTACTACCGAAAATAGCACCAAACACGCCGCCTGGGGAAGATGGCTCACCACCGGCATGTGCAAATGCGCTAGTAATTACACCTAATGTTTCTGTTAGTGCTATAGTATTCGTAGGAGTCCAATTTACTGCCGTAAACGATGTAAGCCCAACCGATAATTTACTAAGTGCCATTCCAGCTGCAGCGAAGCCAGCGGCAGAGGAAATCATCATTGGTCCCTTCACTGTACTTGATAGCGCACTACCTACGTTTTTAAAGAACCCATCCACACCTGTTGCGTTGCTATCTGTTCCTAAGAATGCTGCTTTAATGCCAGATAAGGCTAATGTTAAATTCATAGAATCAGTTGGAGTGAATGCCACCTTTCTAATTGCATCTAAACCTGGTGCTAATAATAGTAGGGCACCACCGATAGTAGCGAATGCAACCGCACCAGGAATAATGAAAGCTACACCTAAACCAGCAGCAGCAAACTCTAATCCTAACATTAGTAAGATGGCACCTTGGGTAATAACCTCTGTTTCTCCAATATCTTTAGTAGCTTCCGCAAACGGAGTATATCCTAAACCGAATACGAATAAACCGATACCCATCAACCCTAATGCAAGAGCACCTAATCCTATATATGACCAAGCCATACCCAATAATGCTGTTGCCAAACCTAACCCGAGCAATACCCCAACTTGATCAAAGACGGCACCATCCTTAAGGTCAGCACTATGTATTGCTAATGCAAATATCGCATAGCCTATACCAAACGAGGCTAAACCAATGCCTAATAATGTTAGAGCTAGCGCGCCTTTCTTAACTTGTTTGCTTACTAATCCGATAAGAGCTACAGTTCCACTAATAAGTACTAAAGAAGCTACCATTCCAAGTAAAATCTTAGGTTCCATCATAATGAATAGGGTTGTAAGTGCAAACACAGCAAGTCCAATTCCAAACGATTTAAGTCCATCTCCTACTTTCTCTAAAGCCTTACCACCTTTGCCGATTTGCTTACTTCGGGTTCCAATTAAGTACATTACGCTTGACATGATGCCAATAGTAACGATCAGGAATGGTATTGCAATTAAGCCTGGAAGGATTAACAATGCTGAAATGGCAAGAGACTTAGAGAAATTCATGATACTATCACCCATAAGTATGAGGTTTTCAGCACCTTTTTTAATTTTCTTTTGATCGAATTCATCTAGCTTAGTAAATATGTCAACTATAAATGATTGAAACTTTATAATTGACTTCTTTGGCACGAATGTAAATACCATAAGTGCCTTTGCCATTTGCATCGCACTTACACCTAGAAGCAATAATGCTTCCGCGCCAGCCTTCACTCCACCTTTACTTTTTGTTTTACCTTTTTTACTACTAAGTAAACCCTCATCCGTTTCTGTAGTACTTTCTTTTTTTCTATTCATATACGCTAATCTAAACATACTTGTAGAAAGCAGTACCATCCTTGACAACTGCTTACCATGATTAGTAAGTTCAATAAGAATTGCACGATTTAATGATTCTGCTAAACTTGCAGCACCAGTAATTGTAGAAATTAACTGTTTTTGATGAGGCGTATCAACTGGCTTAGTACCAGATGGTTTTGTATTATTACTAGTTAGAATATCGACTAACGCATCTAACTTATTTGCAGTTTCCCGCGTAGACTGTTCAATTTTAGTCAGCGGGTTCATTAGGTCTGCAAGCTGTACTTTAGCCATTCATCTACTATAATTTTGGAATCTTGATAGAAGGCATCTTAGGCATTTTCATGCCACTCATTCCCTTCATATTGTATTTATCGCGCTCGGCTTCATAAGAATCGGCTTCTTGTCCCTTGCGCTCTTTTAATATGTCGTTATAGATAGAAACAATGTATTCAAATTCAAAGTAAGGAAGAGCATCTAGCTCAGATGGCTGAATGTGCAATTTTTCCATAAGTATTACTCTGGCTTTAAAGAAGTTCAGAATCGATATCGTGAATAACGAACAGACCTTTGATGCCGCCGGGAAATGTAAGTGGAACGGTGACCTCGGCACCGCAGCTATCACATGGATATATCATTTCAGGCTTTACAGCCACTGTCATTCTTTCAGCTAATCGGTAAGCGATGCTGTATTTAGTACTCCCCCAACCCTGCAGGTTAGTAATCTGAGAGAAGATTGCTGTACTAGTAAGTCCTCTCCACTCTCGATGCAAATATGGTAGAATAGCTACTAAAGACTTATCCCAGTTTGCACCAGATTCTAACTGCTCTCGGCCATACTCACTTACTATTCGCATTACACCGATGGTCGGTGGTGCCATTGTAAAGTTCCCATTGTTCTTAGTTTGAATAACATAACCTTTACTTTCGTGATCATAATATTTTCCTAGGGTTTCTACTTCTTCATGAAACTGAAGATTTGCTGTTCTTAGTTCGATAGATTCTTGGCTTTCACATCCTGCAGTGTCACATCCAGTTTTAACTGGCATCATTAGTTTAAACTCGCCTTCTTTAAATGTTAACTCTCTGATACTAAGAATAATATAAATACGATCACCCTCAATAATATCTTTATACGATCCTCGCTGTGTACCGAACATCACTCGTGTACATGACGATAGAATATCATTTAACTTTGAATCTGCGTCATGTATACTTGCTTCATCCATCATTGAGAAATCTCTAATTTCTCCAGTTCTGGCTGGGCGAATATGAATTTCCAAATCATCTCTATAAAATCTACCACCAGATGGCATTAAGGCCAAATCTAGTTTTAAATATCCAATAAGCTCATTCAGACGCTTAACTTCCGGATCATCTACTGTTGTTCTTTGGGTTTTGTGAGGTTGTACTTCCCCAAGATCTACAACCTTGCTAGAAGTTTCGAGTATTCCCTCAGATTCTTCAAATTCTTTTTTAACATTTTCTTCGTGATCTGTATTCATCTTTATATTTGTTTTATTATTTCTGTTTCTTTTACGATATGTTCAAGTATCAATTGCCGAACGTACTTTGAAATTGACGCTGGCGTTCTTTTACTTTCCATAGATTTTTCAATGATTATTGAATTAAGAACTACCTCGTCATGTGGAGATAGCAATACTTGAATTTTCCTTGTTAATTTTTTCTTAGTAGGAATCAGTTCGGCTATACTTTCGTTATACCCATATGAAGGATTATCAGCTTTAAAATTGTCAATCCAATATTCTAACCTACTCATAATTTCGGATAACTCTACACCGTCTTCAAACTTCTCTAGAACCTCTCTATGGAAAGAGTCTCTACCAAAATCTTTCAGTGCCCGAGTAATATAAATACCTGAGCCCATATAAGAATCATTATCGTTCATAGAGTAACCTACATAAACCTTCTTGTTTCCCTTATGTTTAACTTTAAATATTACCATTTTAGAATATGTATTTCATACTACATAATATATATATCAAGGACGAAGCATAGAAAAAGGTACCGAAGTACCTTCATCTAAAAATATTAAGTTTTAAATTTGTCCGTCTCCTACATTTTCATCTACAAAATTATCACAACGGAATGTCATTGTTAATTCTGCTGGATCGTTAGTCTCATAACTAAGTTCATCTATGAAATCAGGTTGCCCAGTTGGAAAGATATCTTTAATTGTAATCTTTCTAAAGATACTTCCTGCTCTGTTGTACATAACAATAATACCACTTCCTACATAATCTTTCTTAAGTCCCATCTCACCCGTTGAAGGATTATAGATTAACTTATACCAATTCCTCATTGAATTGTAAATGAAGTTTTCATTTGCATCGTTGAGGTTAAGAGTGTAATTAATCGTAAGATCTACAAATGTTTGCGTTGGCATACCTGCAAAGGACCTATCTGCGAATTTGTACTTCTGTCCAACTGCATCTACAGATGGATTAAAGTTGTTAAGTCCACCTATTGACTTGATGTGCTCAAGTGTAAGTTGTGTATCGTCACCATTTGGAGTGAACAAAGTTACCTCAAATAAACTTGGGTAAATTGGTTCGCTCTTATTATTACTGGTACGACTCTGTGTATAATGCGGTAAAGCCATGTCTTATCTTATTTTTTTATATATCAAGCTTGTACAAACTAGATTTATCTTGTAATTGTTGGTTCCTGTATGGGTTGTTTAACTTAACCTAGTAATTTATTTGAAAGTTTCTTATAACCGAGTAAAACCTTTATGTATATATCAAACTAAAATCATAAGAAACTTTAGATTACCACTATCCCATATTCTATAATGACCACGACTGTGCATAATCTCTCGTTCTGTCAAGTTTGGATCTGCCCCAGAAGATACTAGCTTTTGCTTAGTATAATTATATCTGTGCTTTCTTATACTATCAACAACACAAGAATATCCAGGGTTTGTAATAGAGCTTAGATCGAATCCTGTTTTTGTATATAGTCCACCAGTTGAATGATCAAGGCTAGCGTAAGTCAAAATTTCTTTTGGTTGATAAGTAGTAATAAAGTAAGAAAGAATTTTGCTAAATCCACCATGTACGTTAGTGTTTAACTTAGATGCAAATCTATACAATTCTCCAGCCTTAGCCTTTTGGTTTAATGCTTTTCTCTTTTTGCCGAAAGTACCCAATGCAATTAATTCATCTTCAAAATAAAGACCAATTCTTGTAGATGATGGTACGTTACCCTGTAAGTGATTTGTAGTTAAAAAGTCTTTAGCTTCATTATAATCAAGTTCTTTTATTGTACATTTTCTGGCTCCTACGGAAGTTTCACATTTGCCTAACTTTGCTGCTAACATACTTTTTACTATCTCGCGTTTATACTTCCAATCATCTTCCCAAATATGAATCAGGTTAACATCTTTAGCAGTGGCTAGGCTTGTCTTATTTCGATGATAATTTTTGTCCTTAAATAATTCACTATGCCAATATACTAATAATTTCTGAGAAGTCTTTCACTGTTTGTGGTTTAGTTATATCAATGTACCTATCTAGCTTTCCAACTATGCATAAAAAAGGGTCATTATTTAAAATAATGACCCCTTTATAATTTATATACTAAATCCTATTGAAAGTTTCCTGTACTAATTGCACCGGTCTTAAGGATTGTGGTCCGCTGTACAAGTATTTCCATGCCTCTCACTGGTTCA